GCCAAAGGTCTGTATTTATACCATCACTACCGGCCTGATTATGATAATGTAAAAGAGGCCACTTCTAACTTTCAGCATCTTCTTTAACAAGCGTATTCTCATGAATAAGAGCCAACTGAACGAGCCTATTACCATTTTCTTGTTTGACATAGGAAGGGACAATAATCCATTCGCCGGTTGACAGTAGATCTTCTGCCTTTTTATTTACTGAAACACTACCCATTAATTCATCTTGGTTACAATCTTTAAAAACGAAGAACTTCGCTGCGCACAGGAATAATGAAACATTGATATCTCTAACAGATTCTAACCAGTTTCTAACCTATGCTGGACAGTATTTTTAGTTTGATGCGCTAAATTGCCTTTGAAGATTAATTAAAGGTAAAAAATCATGAGTTCAGTTATAGTAACAGAGCGCGCACAGCTTAAGGAATTGATCGAAACCGTTGTCCGAGAAGTTAGTAAAGACACGATTCCTGAAATTGTCAAAAAAGCCACTGAGAAGCCTTGGCTGACAAAAGAAGAATTAATGGAGCTTACCGGATGGAGTTCCAGGACACTGCAAAATTTACGCAGCACTAACCAGCTGCCACATTCAAAACATGGTCGCAAAATTCTATACCCCCGGCAGGGCGTTATGGAGTTTTTAGAAGATCATGCGATTAGAATTCGCGATTAATAGAAAAGTAAATTAACCACCACATAATGACTGAAAAAGCCATATCTAATGTGGAATTTCTTCATAATTTATCTTCTTAGCGGTTTCATCACATTCTCTATCATAATAATCAATAGATATATCGACTGATTTTTTACCGCTCGGTATATGTTCTACCCATGCACCGGATATTTCTATATTATCCAGATGCATATCTATATCTATATTTGCATCATCTACTTTAACCGAATCCTTCCGGATTGTTTTAGCTAAATTTTCTAAACACGTTGCTATTTCTTCTTTTTTCATTTAATTGTCTTTGGACTCTATATTTCGGGTAGCTTTTTCTATTATTCGAGGGATAAAAAAATCATAAAAAACTTGCTCATTAATAATACTTCTTGATATTTTTTGCTTGCAATAAGCAGGATTATAATCGTTGTTCACAACAAGAAAAACAGATACGAAACCTGGTGCAATCCGCAAGCTGTCAATATCCCATTCCTCCGTTATCACAAAAGAATAATAATCATATTCTTTGAATGCAATTACGAATGGCAGTAAGTCATCTTTTATATATTCGTTAATATCCATAATTATCTTCTTTAGTTCGCATATCAACATTTTCAATGTTTTCCCGTTCAAGCTCCCGCCTCAACAAGTACCGCACCAGCTCACTGATAGGCATGTCTTTCCGTTGAGCAAGTTTATAAACCCGTGCCTTAAAAGAGGGCGTTGCTCTGAAATGTATTTTTTCCTTTTTTTGTGTAGCCATACGACTGCAAGATACCTTCTACGGCTTAAAGTAGCAAGCTTAAATCCTATATTAAGCTAACAGACAGGTAACATCAATCCTCACATATGCTACACAAGCAGACAAGCCAGCAGGTCAAAGACTTAAATTCTGAAAAGGGCATTGTTGAAGCCTATGCTAATGCCTACGGCAATGAGGATGCCGACGGCGATATTTCTACGCCCGGGTCCTTCAAAAAGACGGTACAAGAGCAGCGTAAACGCATTCGCGTATTTAAAGACCACGACCGCTACACGACATTGGGCGTTCCACTTGAATTAGATGCTGCTGATTCATTCGGGCTACGTACGGTAACGCAGTTCAATATGCAGAAAGATGTAAGCCGTGATATGTTTACCGACATTAAGCTATTCTTAGAAAACGATCTCAACGCGGATCTATCAGTAGGAGTGATACCGGTTGAGCGTGATGATGAAGACCAGCGCAAGGTATTGCAATGGAAACTACGCGAATATTCCTTCCTATCAAGCTGGGGCGCCAACGCCTTATCAACAGTACAGACTTTTAAGAGTGAAGACCAAAAACAGAAATTGATACAAATTATTACACAGGCCTATGATCTCGATTATTCAGATCAGCGCCTAAAAGAGATTGAGAAGCATCTAATTGCACTTGATGATAATCAAGCCGCACCGGTAACCAGCGAGGCCGCCACAGCGCACCAACCTGGCGAATTAGAATTAACACTATTAAATCATATACAATCATGAAAGATAAAGAAAAAGAAAAGAGTGCGCTTGACAAAGTAAAAGAGCGTGCCAAGCAAATTGATGAGAAAATTGAAGCGATGAACGAGGGGGCTGTTGAAGCGGCCAAAGGCGCCGTAGATGACAAACTGGAAGGCACAAATGCCAAGTTTGATGAGCTAAAGGCTTCACTGAAAGAAGATATTGAAGGTTTCAATGTCGCTCTTGACAAAGTGAAGACCGAGCAGGAGAAGATGAGTATGCCAGGCGTGGGCAATCAGGATTATTTTGCCAAAGCCCTGCAAGAGAATGAAGAGCAGCTTAAGGACATGCAGAATAAGAGTAAGGCTAAAAGTACCAGCATTAAGCTGGATGCCGGATTCCTTGCTAAGGCAACCATGACCACGGTTGATTCGTTGGGAGATCCACTCCTTATTCCACGGCAACGCACTTCACAGATGCCAATTTACGATCCTGAGGCGCGACCGCTGCGGGACTTCTTCAATGTAAGCCCGTTATCGTCTAACCAGACGGAATGGCCCATTGAGAGCAGCTATGATATGCAAGCCGGTGCTGTAGCTTCGGACGGAATAACTGCGAAGCCAGAATCTACCCTTACATGGGATTTGGAGACGCGACCTGTACGCACGATTGCGCACACCGGGCGTCTTCACAAGGATCTTATGGCCGACATGCCAATGCTGCGCAACTACCTTAGCGTTCGTTTTCGTGACGGACTCTTCCGAGAGGAATCACGACAATTGATCAAAGGTACTAATGCCAATAACGAGCTTTTAGGGCTTGTCAACACCGAGACTCATGTACCTTTTGACTCTGCCAGCTTTCAGGCTGCATTGAGTGGAACGGGAATTGCGGTGGCTGATGCCAACTACTTCGATATTCTTGATTATGCCCGCACACAACTGCGGCTTAACGAGTATAACGGAAACCAGATACTTGTCAATCCTGTAGCCGGGTTTGTGTTTAATCACACCGTCGATAGTCAAGGCGGGTATCTGATGAATGGCGCCAACTGGAGCATGATTAGCCAGCTGATGAATGAGAGCACCTACATTGACGAAGATGTATTCTACGTCTTTGACGGGCAGCAATCAGGAACCATTTATCAGCGTGAAAATGTAACGGTAGACTTCTCCTATGAAGACCGAGATAATTTCATTAAGAACCTCGTAACGATCCGTGCTGAGATGCGCGAAGTGTTCGTTATTGAGCGTCCTAATGCCATTATTCGCGGTACCTACAGCGCGGCTACTTCAACAACCTGATAATTGATTCGGGAGTCATTTCGGCTCCCGGCTGAATTATTAACTAACCGGTGAATATGAAAAAGATAAAACTAAAGCGTTCAGTAAATCATGGTGGTAAAATGAATGCCGCTGGCGATGTCATTGAAGCAGGAGATAAATACGCAGAGGCTCTTATTGCTGCAGGGCAAGCGGAAAAGGTGGAGGTCAAAAAGAGTATAGAAGATAAAACCGTTGCAGAGCTTAATGAAATAGCAAAGAAGGTAGGCCTGGAAGGCTATTCGACGATGAATAAGAAGGAGCTTCTCAAAGAATTGAAAGATGAATATGATACCAAAGAATTGAAAGAGCCTTATGATACAAAGTAGGAGCCTGGCAAGGCACATATCGACCACCTACACTCCTACAACGGACTTGACGGTTTCTATTCAAGAGGCCAAGCAGTACGCTAAGATTGGCTACTCCGTTGATGATCTCATTTTCGATGGACTTATTAAGGCCGGGCAAGAGGCTTTTGAGTCGCTTACAGGGAAGGTGATACTGCCACAAACGATAACGGCAACGATCCGCGGGGCGGGGCATGCAAATACGGTTCATCCTTTGTGGGGGCCTGTAAATTCTATTACAAGTATAACTGATGAGGATGGCGGGGCCGTTGATTTTGAAGAGCAATCGGCCAGTATTGACTATGATTATCAGGGACTTATAACTTTTGAATATGAGACCGGGCTTTTTACTGCGACCACTATTGGCAATGAATTTAAGATCGGATTATTGAAATGGATAGCATCGAATTATAATGACCGTGAGGATTGGGCGCTGGACGCGAAAGTGTACCATATGCCGAACGGCTCACGATCTCATTGGCTCAAACATAAGACTTACACACTATGAAAACGCTGAAAGTAGGCATTGAAGTTGATGAGACTATTAAGATATTACCGGACTTACTTACAGAGATAAGCAAATTAGCAGATATAGCCGCTATTGTAAAGCCTCAGCAGGCCGAGCAGATAGAACATGAGATAGCATTAATTGTAGAAAAATTAATTGAAAATGGCATTAACGGCAGCACATAAAAAAAGTACAGGCCAGTTTGACTGCCTTGTAACGCTTCAGCACTACGTGCCGGATGAATCGACGGACGGCGGTGATGGGCTGGGTGGCGGCGGTACCAGTAGCGGTGGCCAATGGGAAGATACGGCCGAGTTATGGGCTAAGATACGCACGATAAAAGGATATGAGCGGCTGAAATTAGATGCACAGGATTCGAGGGTTGATTCGATTATTGAGATGCGCTATCAGGATTTTGAGATAAACGCCGAATCGAGGATCCTCTTTAAGGATCGCAAATACAATATTCATTATGTGATAGATGCCGATGAGCAGGACTACTTTTTTGAAATAGCAGCAAGTCATGAGGTCTTATGATTAAAGTAGATGGTATAGAAATATGGAAAGTTCAGGATATAGGGATGAAGCTTCATCCGGATCCACATATAAGCATACGATTTCTTCATGATGATAGAATTAAAAAAGTTGTAACAGACCTATCGAAGTTGTCTGATTATAGATATGAACATATAAAACATAATAACAGTGAAGATTTGGATTACGTTATTTTGAAGTTGCCTATTGAATATGAAGTTCATTTCAAAAACCCGAAGGCATGAGCATAAAAATAACAGGTATAAAAAAAGCTGTAAGAGCCCTTGGTAAGATCGCGCCAACGATTTCTGACAAGCTTGAAGATGCAACCGATGAGGCAGCTATAAATATAGAGCGTATGGCAAAAAGAAACGTTCGCGTTGATACGGGCCGATTGAGGGCAAGTATTCACCCCGTGTTTACAAATTCAAACGATACAAGTTTCAGTTATAGCGATAAAAGTGGAAAAGTCTTTGATGGATCAACGAATGAAAAAACAAAAAGCAATGAGGCGCTTGTTGTAACTAATGTGGATTATGCTCCGGATATAGAATCGTTAGACCCGTTTCTATATCCGGCACGGGAAGCTGAAAGGCCTCAATACATAAAGCGCATTAAGAAAATCCTTAAAGGAGGAGCTAAAAGATGAAAGACGCACGGTTTGCGATACATAGTGCCTTCTATTCCATGCTTTCGGGCAATGTAAGCATTAATGGTGATGCCGTGCCGGTGATTGATGAAGGCGGCGATGATGATGCTGGATATCCGCAGGTGATGTTTGGCAGCTGGACGGAAGTTGATGATAGTGATAAGACGAGTTTTGGAAGTGAATATACTTTTGTTACAAAGATTTGGGATCAGACGGATCAGCCCGAATACAGCCGAGTGGGCATATACGATATTATAGGACAGATTAAGGGTATTATACGCGTGCGGCCTCCCAATAAGGCGACACCGTTTAACCTGCAAGAGTTTAACGTTATTTCGTGCATTGTAGAATCGACCAATACACTGCCTAAATCACAGACAGATACGCATTTGGTTTGGGGCGAGATGATTAGGTGGCGACTTAAAGTAGAGGAATTATGAATTTTGTAGAAAGACTAAAAAAACATGAAGGCTTCCGGGAGCATATATATATTGATTCGATTGGCGTTCTTACGATAGGATATGGTTTTAATTTAGAAACTATTGAGCTGCCGCGACCGGTGGCTGAACTTTGGCTTGCTTTTGAAATTGACAAGAAAGAAGATTCTTTGGAAAAGTTTCATTGGTATAATAATGCCGATCCTGTTAGGCAGGAGGTTTTGCTGGATATGGCATATAATTTAGGTGTCAATGGTCTGTTAACATTTAGGAAAATGATCAAAGCATTAGAAAATAGAAATTATATGGAAGCCGCTGCTGAAATGTTGAATAGTAAATGGGCACGCCAGGTGGGCCAACGTGCTGTTCGACTTTCAGAGCTTATGGCAGGATTAAATTAATTGTACCCCATAAGCCCGAGCCTATGGGTTTGATCGCTTATAGGCTCTTATCATCATCATCTACATTGGAACATTGGCTTTTTAAAAATTTATAAATGACACTATTATTGGCTGCTATGATGA